CCCTACTACCCCAACTGCCCACGGCAAGATGTCTGCGCCTGTAGACCCGTTTAACGGGCTTAATTCAGGACATGGCTTGACAAGGTTGGCTGGGATGCTAGCGACTGCTGATTGCTTCGTTAATGATGCGCACCCCTGAAGCATCCAGACACACATTAGTGTACACAGGAACTTTAACAATCTTTGTAACTTGTGCTTGTCGTTCATCTTGTTTTATCTCACTCTTCGCTTTCTGTTTCTCGTATTCTTGGCTGGCTTTGTTAGCCGCCTCCTGCTGTTTGTTCAAAGCTGCCTGATACTGCCGCCGAACTTCTTCCGCACCCTTGCTATAGCCTTTCTTGTATTGCTTGCTGCCGTAACTAAGTGCTACAAACAACACCATCAAGGCAAGTAAAGCCCAAGCTCCCACAGCCATGTAATTGATGTTTTTCATTACAACACCTCAAAATGCGGGTAATCTTTAGTCTTCGTCCAATCTCCACCCCATGCCATTTTTACGCCCAATTCTGCTGCAGCTTGTTTCATGGCTTCGGCGATTACTCGGAATTTCTTTAAATCATTCCAATCTACCGGATACGGCACTAAATCCACCGCTTTGCCTGTGGTGTGCTTACTCGCAAACGGGTTGTTTAACCAGGTTACTTTGCTTAAGCTTGGCTGGGCATATTTTGCCGGCACGCCTTTGATGGAACATTGTTGTGCTGTTCGCCCTTTGCCGTAGTTAATGCAACATTGTTCACGGCTGCGCAAACCCTCAGTTACCATAAAATCCTGTTTGGTGATTTCAATGGCACGCTTAACCACCTTAACCAGATTAGTATCTACTCCTTGCAGATTTCCTAATGAACGTTGGCTTAATTTGTACATAATTCCATTTCCTATATGAAAAAAAAGACAGTCCAGAAAATGGCTGTCTTTTTGCTTGAAAAATTAATATTACTAATCAGTATTTTACAATACAAAAAACTGCAGGTTTGCTGCAGCGTGAATTGTTTGTTGCATGAATTTTATTAATGTAAAAATCACCACCATTTAATCGCGCTGATTATTTCAGGCAGTCGCCATGCCAGCACAAGTAACAGTAAAATCATTGCTGCTGCCCACATCGTTTTGCGCAACTCTTTAGGTGTAAAATTAATCGCTTCCATATAAACTCCTAGAAACTTAAACGTAAATCGTTTATCATTAGCCATGTTGTTTGAATCCTCATTTGAATAACAAATGCCCCCAAGGAGTGCGAATCCTTGAGGGCAATTTTTTGTGTTAAAAAAGCCAGCCGATAAGTCTCCTATTTCTGCCTGTCTTCTGTATCTCCTATTATTTTTTCTGCCCTATTACACACGGCATTAATCAGCTTTTGCGCCAGCTTCGGTGCTGTGGCTTTGAATGCGTCTAGTAAAGACGTGGAAGCCATGCCAGCAAACACACCAGCACCGGCAAATAGCCATGGGTGGTTCTGTGTGAAGAAATATTCTGTTAATGCTGCCGCAAAAACCATGCCTATAACGATGAATGTAATGGTTAGTACTGTCCCATAGCGTTTGTAATCAGACACCACTAGCGCACCCAGAAAGCCACCAGCAAGGGCAAAGCAATTGGCTAATGTGAAAGCTTCGTTCATCATTCACCGCCTTTTTTGTCTTCTACCTGTTTGGTGTGTTTGATTAGGTTCCTGCCGGCAAGGGCGCAGATAATGGCAATAACAGGATAGGTGGTCATGCCTGTAGACAAAGGTGGGTATGCTGCGATAAATGCTCCAGATATAACCACCCAGATTAATGCCGACCAAATCAGGAAACAGCCCGATAAAATATTGCTGCGGCTGGAATGAAAAAAGGCAGCAAATAGCTGCCCTGCTGCCACAATTACCAGAATGGCCACGAATATCTTAGGGTGTAGATGCAGGAATTTTTCGTATAAGTCCTCTTTAATCATCGCTTCGCCATGAAATGCAAATACTAGTGCAAATCCCAGCATGGCAAATCCGCTTAGTATTTCGATTATTCGTGTACCGGTACCAAATAACCAATCTTGGCATTTATCCGGTAAAAAGCGTAAATCAAGCAACCAGTGTAACCAATTAAATGCTTTAAGCATGATGTATTTACTCCATAAAAATACCGCCTATCGGCGGTTAATTGTTTAAATAAAAAAGCCGCCCGAAAGCAGCTCGTGTAACTCAAAGTAATTACTTATTCCATTTAATATCTGGTTTGCGTTTATTTTCAGCACAATCCTTTAAAAATAAATTGATAAGTGATTGATAAGGTAATCCTGTTTCTTCGGCCAACTCTTTAAAGTAGCTGATACTTTCTTCATCTATTCTAATAGTAATTGTCTTCTGTAATTGGTTAGCATAAGGATTTGGCTTGGCATTACTAAAATCGTATTCTTTTTTCATAGATATTCCTCATACTGTTTGCGCTCGTGTTTAGTAGCAGTTCGTGCAGAAATAAGGCGAATGCTATCACCACGTTCACAATGAACTACTACAAGAACACGTAGGTTTTCGCTCATTCCTAATAATACAAAGCGGTCTTCACTTTCTGAGTGCTCAGGGTCGGAAATGATTAAACCATGCTCATCCCAAAACACGGTAACAGCTTCTTCAAAAGAAATGCCATGTTTTTTTAGATTAAGCTTAGCTTTTTCATTATTCCATTCAAATCCATCAATCACTTTTCCTTCCTTATTTATTGGTTGTAAATATATTATATTTACCTTAATAATAATAGGCAATGCACTTTATAAAAGCCAGCACTGGGCTGGCTTGAATTTGTTACAAAATCAAATAAGGAATTTGTAGCTTTTAATTGCACTATAGGCTAAAGGCTACTGCGGGTGTCTATTTATCGCTGTAATGTCCTTTGCATTGGATAATCTGACAATGATTATCGACTATTTTGTAAACAAGCCGATTTTTGTCGTCTATACGCCTACTCCAAAAACCTGATAGGTTTCCTTTAAGAGCTTCTGGCTTGCCTATGCCACCATAAGGGTTTCGGGCAATTTCACTCAGAAGCGTATTAATTTTTTTTACAGTTTTTCGATCTTGATTTTGCCAGTCCGTATATTCCATCCAACTTTGTGGGGTGAAATCAAAGTTCATTTTGTAATTCGTCCAAAGTTTTGCTAACTATTTCTCCTGCGTTCAGCTGTGAAATAGAAACCTTTAATGCTTCTTGATTTTTAGGGCTGTAAAATGGATCTAAGTCGGGGCGGAATGGGAAACCTTTGTCATTAACCATCTGTTTTAAAAAAACTCTAACAGCGGTGGTTAAGTCCATTCCTAAATCATTGGCAATCTGTTGCGCCTCATCTCTTAGTTTGTCATCTATTCGAATTTGTAAATTCGCCATATTCAATACCTTTCTAAATCATTGTTACTTCATTTTTATATCATTGCTACTGTAATTATATTGTATAGGTTTTGCAATAGCTTTTCTGCGAAAACCTTAGACTTAAAAATTTCTACCATCTGTTAGTTACAATCAATGCATTTAATAAAAAGCCAGCAATTAGCTGGCTTAATTTTGTTACATAATCAAATAATAAGTTTAGTGTGCAGCTCTTCAATAGGCACATCTAATCGTGAATTGCTGCACTCACCGTCTATTACTCGCATGCGAATTGCTAATTCCAGCAAATACTCCGCTTGTTGTTTTGTTTGCATCCGTAATTTTTTAAACACATCCGCATTGATACAGTTGTAACCGTTTATATTTTCAATATGAGTAACGATGTTGTTCTTAACTATTACTAGCCATCTGCCGTCTTCTGCTATGTGCGGTAATGCTGGGGCTTTCTGGTGTTGTTTGGCTGGGCGCCCAAGATATTCAATTGCTTTATCAAAATCAGCAGGCTTAATCTCGTGATAGCTGTTTACACCGCAGAATTGGTGCAATTTGGTGTAGATAAGCTGCCAATGTTCACCCGTACGGCTGTGCCGTGCATTCGCCGCTTTTTGTATCATCGCTTTTTGTTCAGGGGTGAGGGTTTCAGCCTTAGCTTGCTCCACCTCCAAAAATGTGCGAATCACCTTTAGCGAAAATTCGGGGCTAATCCACATACCATAGTGTATTACCAGCTCTTTGCACACGTATGTGCCAAGTCCTTGTTTTGATTGAATAGCAGGAATTCCTGCTTTTTCTATTTCTGCAATGATTTCAGTGGTCTGCTTATTATTCATCCAAAGGCTTGGTTTATGCTTATTTAGCCCGCCAGATGCTTTGTGTAAATCATTCAGCGAGTACAGCCCATTGTCGTTGCGGATTTTTGTGCCAGAGATGGCTACGATTGCGTTCATGATAGATTCCTTATGCAATTTGTTCTAAATTTGCCAAATAGGCGGCCAAGAGGTTAGAACGTCCGCATAAGAAGACTGGAGTTATTCCCCTTACGGGTATTGTATTCCTCGCCCTCTCGGCCATAAAAAGGAATCATATGTCAATTGGATAATTGGACATTGATAAATTTTACAGGCACAAAAAAATCACGCTGACGGGGTGATTACCGCTTATGCAGGAGGGTTCTAAACCTCATAAATCAATCATGCCAAGACTAAACCAGTTTGTCAACAAAAAAGCCACCTAAAGGTGCCGGAGGCGGTGGTGTGTTAAACACATAGACCTAGGACTATGCCGCTATCCTTACGGGTAAGCGCACCCCACCATAGATAGAGTAAAGCCTTTGAATCTTGCTAACAGAGATGATGATATGAGTTAGCAGACGCAAAAAAACGCACTCTCGTGGTAGGTTAACGCTTATGTTTAGTGTGTTTAGCACTTGAACGTCATCATAAACAAAACCCTTTGGCGCCGAAAGGGGTTTATGATCATAAATCAAAAAATTATTTATTCTTCCTCTAGTTCTTTGCTATTAGCAGGTTTTTTAATATGTCCATCGGCAACAGCGTCTCCCGAATTATTAAATTTTAAATATGAATAAAATTGTATTAAAAAATCTGTAGCGGTCATTTTTAATTGATTTTTAACATATCCATTGGCTCTCCAATAGGCTGCAATCACATCATAAGGTATCGCATAAAAAAAATTATAGTCCGATCTGAGTATGACTTTATTTTCCTCATATTGACTCTGTAAACTATTTCGTACAGTTTCTCCCCATTCCTTTAGAAATATTCGGCTACTATTAGTTAGCACATATTTGTTTTTACTGGACACTTGATACCGATAAATTGGGTAATAAAAACTGGTTGACCGCAAACCTCTACCTGCATTTTTATGTAAAATATAATCAGTGTTAATATCATATTCTGATAAAATTTTTATGATACTGTTATGTAAATTTTCATCAGATTTATTAAGAAAATCTATATGTTTTCTACAATTATCCATCACATTTTTAGTGGCATAAAATACTTTACCGGCTGCAATAGCATCAGATTCAGCACGATGAGATACTGATTCGATACCTAAATAATCTTTTATCGTTCCTAATTTATGATTATATAAATCAGGAAACATATATCTGGATAATGGTAAAGTATCAAATACCGGATGCGAACGGACTATGCAGCCTCGTGAAATAAATTCTGAAGCGTGTATATATGAATTATGGATAAACCTCATATCAAATTTTGCATTGTGAGCAACAATGGGTTCATTTCCCACAAATGACCAAAATTTTTTTACTACTTCTATCGGTGGTGGTGAACTTTTTACCATATCATTATCAATGCCATGTATAGCGATAACTCGTTCTGGTATGCGTTTGGATGGCTTAGCTAATGAGGTAAATTTATCGACTACAACACCATTTACAAATTTAATAGCTGATAACTCAACGATTTCATCTGTATCTGGACTTAACCCCGTTGTTTCAACGTCTACAGCAACAAAACTACTGTATAAATCTAATATAGGATTATTCTGTTTTTGCCTAACATTTATTGCCTCTGGCATTGCATTAGTAATGAAATCTCTCGGAGTTGCTAATCCGAGTTCACACAATTTCCCGTCATATTTCACTCGTTGGTCAGCATCAAGTAGGATTTTACGTACCGACTCAATAAATCTTTTATTAGCTTTCTTTTTGTATAATCCAGCCAATGCGATACATATTTCTGATTCACTTACTTTATATGGCAATCCAAGTAACTTATACAGATTCGGGAATGTCATTTTTTAGCCCCCCCCCATTAAAGCCGATCCCCACAAAGTAAGTAACACAGCTAAAACTGCATAGGTAATTCCATGCGTACCATTGATTATGTAGTTATATGCGTCACCACCAACATAAGCATTTCGTGATAACGATTCAATTTCTGAATTTTTATACACAAATAATTTATAAAGACTTAAACAAACAAAAATAACCGATCCGATATAGCATATAAATCCCAAAATCACAGAAATACCCTCAGGTTTATTATCTATATCATTGTATTTATCGTTACTTTCGAATTGTTCCCGTTCAGTTTTAGGTTCAACTTTCTGTTCTAGCTTTGGTTCGGTTGGTTCGTTGAAAATAGTTCGCCATTTTGCATCGTATTTTTTGCGCGCTTCTTCATTGAGTAGTAATTGCTTACACTGTTTCAGGTCATCTAATGAAATCGTCTGATTCTGCGCAGCGTTTTTCATTGCCTGCGCAATATCTTTTGGTGTTGCAGTTGGTTTGAGTTTTAACAATTCATATAGGTTTTTTAATGCCATAACTTTTCCTTTGCGTAACGCGCAAATGTTATCACAGCATCCTAAAGCCAGCACTGGGCTGGCTTAATTTTGTTACATAATCAAATAATAAGTTTAGTGTGCAGCTCTTCAATAGGTACGTCTAATCTTGAAAGGTCGCACATTCCCTCTGCTACTCGCATGCGTCTAGCTAATTCCAGTAAGTACTCCGCCTGCTGTTTTTAACTATCACCAGCCATCTGCCATCTTTGTTGATGTTAGGCAACACCTGCCCGTCGGTAACAGCCGGTTTAAACAGCTCTGGTGCATCTGATACGCTTTAATTTAGCCTTTACTTCCGCCGGGCGGTTGAAGCGGTGGACGCGTCCCACTGTTTCCAGTATTTCCACTGGGCGGCTGATTCGGCGGAAGCTGCTCGCCATTTCCAATATTTCCATCCGGTGGCGGGGGCGGAGGGTCGTTGTCTTTATCGTTATTCTTCACATCTAAAAACATTTTTATCAATTCGGTTTTGTGCTCAAACTGAGTAAAAACCACACCATTATTAGTACTGTCATCATAACTATCAAGAATTGTTTTAAACTCTGCCTGAATTAAGGGCGTGTTAAACAATTTTGCATGGGCAATTGCGCCGTTAAATGTGGCAATGACTTTGTCTTCGTATTGCTCCTCATCCCCACTTACAAATCCAAACAGGTAAATGCCACTAAACTGTTTAAGTCGCATGATATTGAGTGGCATCAGATGGTTGTTGATGTAGACGCCGGCCAGACCATAGCCTTTGTTGTTATGAAAATTTAAACCAACGCTTGTCCATTGATGCTGCGGATTAAGCGATACTCCGGTTTCGATTCTTTCAGGATTACTCTCTCCTTTAGCGCAGTAAAATACGACCAGTTGGCGTTGCTCTATAGCTATAACCAATTTCTCGTTACGATTGTATTCACCCTTTTCGCCATACAAAACACATAATGCCATGGGATAACCTTCGAATTGTCCCGGTTTAATGCGGATGGTTAATGCGCAGCCATACAATAGTGCTGCCGATGAAGTGTAGTCGTAATTGTGCAGCAATGGTATTGCTGTATCGGTTCGATAGCTGTTAAGCAATAGCCCATCATCAAAATTTTTTATGCGGTAAACCCCTGCGGCTATATGGTTTTCACTGCCGGTCAGGCTTCGGCCTGATATCTGGTCTGTCCATATGTTATTGGTATCATACTGCGCTGCGGTAAGGGGGAAGTAGTTAATTGGTTCTGGGATAATTGTCTTTAATGGCCGATAGTAAAGGGCGCCGTTGTGAGCATAGATTTTTAATAAGATACTCATTGGGTTGTTACCTTTATAGTTTGCGGGCGTTCATAAGGGTAGGCAGTTCGTTAATGCTGTCTACTCCTTTAATCTCAAGCAGTAGTTCATCACCATCTTGCATGTTGGTAATCAGAATGGGCAGCTTAGTTTGTTGGTTATTATCATTTTCTAATAGCAGGATTTGGCTATTCCCCCTACTGGCATCAATAATAATTTTCTGGATTTGGTAAGATATTGCTTCCATCTCAGAAATAATGACGGTGTTATTGTTGCGCTGTTGGCTAAAGCTGCCCGCAGTACTGGCGCACAATACGCGCGTACCTTCCGGCCATGAGGTTGTAACTGTGTTTTCTGCTCCGCATTGCAGAATCATCAATTGATCGAAAAAGCGGAAGACGTCAATTAATTCGTATTCTGTAGCGTCGGCATTTTGCAGGGTTAGGCGCATGAAGTATTGTGGGTTTTCTGGAGAGTTTGAAGCAGGTAATACGGCGTTAATTTTTTGGGTCGCGTCCTCGCTCAATATGCAAAAAAAGTTTGTTTTATTTTCTGGTAACGGACTGAGTAATGAGGTACTGAAGTTGTTGAGATAACATCTTTTCATGATATAGGTTTGTCCTTTAATACATAATCTTCTCTACTGATAATCCATTCTTTGCCCAGTCTGTCACTGGTTAAGACAAAGCCTTCGTTGCTTTGTGCGATGTGATACTGGTTGCCGTTTATGTCTTGTAACTCAAGGCTGCCTGATTCCTGTAGTTTGTTGGGCAGTAAATCTTGGCTTATGGGGTGAACTGGTATAAATTTACCTGCTCTTAGGTCAAATCTGAGGTCTATAATGGCACTATCGGGGAAGATGTCGACGCTCCACAGTCGGGTGGTGCCTTTTTCAGACAGGGTGATAAAAAGTTCATTCATTTCTTCGCCGGTTTCGTTACCCTCTTCGTCATATTTATTGCGGTAATAAAAGGATACGTCCTGTTCTTGGTACTGTTGCACGCCTTCTGAATAATCAAACGATTGAATGAAGTGGTCGCCAAATTTAACATCAGCAGCATTGCCTTTGGTTATTTCTTCATCGCGGGTAATGCCTGCGCTTCTGAGGGCGTAATCTTTAATCAGACTGGCACCGCATACCAGATCATCCGCGAATTTCCAGCGCGATTCATATACTCGATAATCATCCGCAGGCAATCCCCAGTAAGCAAATCGCGCATCTAGGGTAATGTTGTGCGCGGAGGAATAGATAAATGGTTTATTTGGTGTTTTCCAAGTGTAAATTTTCTCTCCACCCTCGGGAATTTTTTTGCCTGCATACTGTTCGGTATTCCAAATCAGGCTGCTCAATTTAGAGGAGCTCGGCTTTTCTTCGGTGATGAAGCTGTTTGTTTGCTGATAAGTAGCATAGGTTTCCAGCATTGTATTGCGATTATATTTGCTATCTTTGTTTATGTAGATGCAGACAAAATCAAAAATCTGTTTCACTGCTTTTTTGTATTGGTCGCGATTGCTTTCCAGTAAGTCTGCTTTTATCGGGACGGTTGTAAAAAATGCTTTGGCATTTAATGGTCTTGTCTTCAGTATTTTATAGACGGTATTTTCAAATACGCCAATATTCTTTCGAGTCGGGTTAATCTCCATTACCTCTCCAGGGTAACCTGGTAAGGTTAACGGAAAATTTAATAGGTCAAGGGCTCCATACCAAAGCACACCAAAGAAGTTGTTGTCGTGTTCGTACCATGGTCCGGTTAATACGGCTTCATGATTATTTTTAAGCTGCAATTTGTACCATATGTAATCACTGAATTTTTTTACGTTGCTGTCTTTACAAATTTCTGCACCGGGGTCAAGAAATATGCGCACCTGCCGGCCGCTATTAATGTCAAACAGTCCTTCAATCGCGCGGGCTACGTCAATCGATGGGCTGCCGGTGCTGTCGTTAAATTGCAATAATCCATAGATATCAAGGCATTTGTTGCTTTCTTGCTTGTCTCCACCATATGGCATCATGGATACGCCGGCACCGCCAAGCAGTCGCGGGCGGTTAGGGGTACGCTCGTAGCCGGGGCGGTATTTACCAAACAGTTTACGGAAATCTTCTTCTAGGCTCATGTTCGATACTCATTTTTTAAGACAGGTTAACCGGGGAAATGGCTCGTTATGCGGTATGGCCAGATTAAGTGTCTGGTCGGCAGCGTTAACGTCCAAGGTGTCGGTACTTTTTTCTTCTATGTCAGGCAGGGGCACTCTGAATGCGATGCCGCGCTTCATTTTGTTTCCTTTGTATACATAACCGGTTTCTTTTCTTACATAGCCATTGCATTCATATAGTTTGAATTTTGGCTTGCCGATTATGATGGCGTTGCCTTGGTGCTCTTCTTCCTTTTCGTCTTCATCTTTATCAGCATTCGGGTCTTGCTCTATCACTTCTACGCCATAGGGGACGGTATAGTCTTTCAGAATGAAGTTCTGCTGATATGCTTCACAGGGCAGTTGCGGCCGCTTCGCTGGTGGCTCTGCTTCGCTGAATGTCTGTTTGCGGCTGCCGGGATTGATGAAGAATTTTCCGGTCAGGGTGGTTTTGCCACGCTTGCTGGTAAAGTCCCAGCTATGGCTGTATGCGGCTATTTTGACGTTGGTGTTAAAGCGTTTTGTTGCGATATGCGCGGTATGGGTCAGGCTGGCAAAGGGTAGGAATTTGCAGTCCATGGTGATGCTGTTTTGCCGGTGGCTTTCGAGCATTTTGGTGTAGCCTATCTGTACGGCGACCCGATAGCCGTTGGCAAATTCGCCCGCAATGATGTTGTCGATGTTGGTTGTGTAGTCACCATTGGGCTGCTTTGTTCCTTTTGGTCTTTTGTAATGCTTTTCACTGCCCCAGTTTCGGGCGGTTTTATCATGATCGCTTTCGTGTTTGATGCTGTAGATAACTTTTTCTTTTTTTTCGCCATGGATGTCGATGGATTCCTGATTCTGTAAAACGATGCTGTACTTTTCGTCAATTGCCTGTTTCCAGCGCCGCATTGCTTTCCATGAGGCAGCCAGTGCGTATAGGTTGCTGTCGCTGCCAATCGGAATCTGTACGACGTTGACGATATCATGCCCGTTTTCGTCTTTTTCTCCGGTTGGCTGGTAATCGTATTTGTAGTCGGCTGCTTTCCATCTGATGCCGTTATAGACGCCCGGTGGCGGGGTGCCTTTAACCCACCATTCTCCGGTTGTCCAGCCACCACCATTGGCTGCGCTCAGTACATCGGATAGTTTCGGTGCCGGGCCCTCTGCTGCTACGCGTATGATGTAGTCAAAATCGCTCATAAAGTTAAGGTAGCGATAGCTGAAGCTGATTTCTCTGTGGATGAGGCGGTCAAACTGGTGATGCAGTTCGATTTCTACCCGGTTGACGATGGAAACGGCGCTGCTCATTTCTAATGCCATATTGGCTTCGTAAATATCGCAATCTCTCAGTGTCCAGTCAGGCACTGTTTTAGGCAGCCATGAGGTCAGATGTGCTTTTCCCTGTGCATCAAAATCAAATGATGCGGGTATGGTGCTTAAGCGGTCAGTGAGCTGCGCATTTTTGGTTTCGTAATTCTGTTCTTCACCAAAAATTGATGGCGACCAGTAACCTATGCTGTGAATGGTGTCGATGCTTAATGCTTCGACCGATTTGCTGCGGTCTTTGGTGGCGCTGAGTATGCGCAGACGGTCTGAATAGTCTATTTTGGGCATGTCTATGATGCCTGAGAATATCGGGTACAGGTATTTGTCTGTCTGTGCGTAAATGACGATCTGCCGGTTATAGTACTGGTACAGGTCAATTGCGCCGCATGGTTCCCGCAGGGACAGGCTGGCTGTGGCTGATTCGTCTTCGGCAAAGTGAACTTCACAGGTGCGTACGACGTTACACAGTTCTACGCCGGCTACAAATATTCTGATGGCGTACTTTTCGCCATCAAAACCTTTGGCGAATCGGGCACGCATATAGCGGTTTGGTACGGGGTTCAGTACCTGCTGGCCAATCTGTATTAATTCTGTGTCACTTGTGGGCTTAACCATCTGCGCGATACTTAGTAACTCGCCACTGTTATCAACGCAGACGTGACAGGCAAGTGCCAGTAATTCTCCAGTCTGTTGTCTGCTGTATGCTGTGCAGCCAATGCTGAGTAATTCTGTCCCTGTTTGCCCGGGCGCGGTTTGGGCATTCAGGCTGATTTCTGTGGCCAGTAAGGTTGTATTAAGTGAAGATAAGCCCAGCATAAATAATCTTTCTATGGGTGTCCTGATTGCACGATTGTGTCGAGCATGGTTTCGCTTAATCTGATGCTGATACACGGGTCGCTGCGGTCGCTTCTGGCGCTTTTATCGCTGTTACTTACGCGGATATAAACGGGTATGGCTTTCCCTCCTTGCAATTGGTTGCCCAAGCCTAATGCAGCACCGCCGATGGCGGTTTCTAAGCCTCGCTGGGTCAGGGATAGTTTTAGGTCGGCAGCTTTGAATTTTGCGCCCAGATTAGTAAATCTGGCACTGCCGGAAGTGCATTGTTTGTTAACGGCGATACCCCAAACCGGTTCAGTTTTGCCGGTCTGCCCTGCCTGTACGCATTGATACATGTAACCATTAGCAACCGGCGGTTCTATGATTTGCCCGAAGCTATAGTTTGCTTGGGGCTGCCATGCTTTCAGACGGCTAAACGGAATCAGCATGATTTCCCCGGTTTTGGGTGTAAGCGTTTCGTGGGTATAAGGGCTGCCAAAGTACAATACAAAATCATTTGTTCCTGTCCCGTTAAAGTCAATCGGATAGGGACTGGCTGCTTCATGTGTCATGTTGGAATCTGTATATAGGGTGAATGCCATAAAAAAACCTTATTAAAAAACCGGCCATGTGGCCGGTGTTACCTCAAATCATTAGCGACGTCGTGCAATGTGCTTTTCCATAAGTCTTTAAATTGTTTGGCGCCCTCTGGTGCGTCAAATAGGGCTTTAAAGCTTACGTTTTTGTTACCATTGCTTAGCTCCACTTTGATTGCCTCTGTGACTTTAATCATGTCATTAATATCTTTGCCGCTGGCTTTGCGTTCGCCAAAGCTAGCTGGTGGAGTTGGTGCAGTCATTCGGCCAACTTCGGGCATGGACATCTGGCGATTGCGGTTAATGGAAATTCCGCCAATACCTGCTTCTTCTGCCCGCTTTTTTTTCCAGTAGGCTTCTTCGCGCTCGCGGTACTCTTTACTGAAGATGCTAATCGGTTTGTTGTCTGCCTCTGCGCGCCCGCCGTTCTTTAATGTTTCTGCTGCTTCGGATAAATCCTGTGCGGCCGATTTGGTATCTTTCTGCGCGTCGTCAAATGCTTTAATCTGCTTTAGCATGGCCTCGGCATAACGCAACTGTTCCGGTGTGGCGCCATCCCTGCGCAGGTTGTATAGCTGGCGCTGCATGGCATCCATGCCCAGTGTGGCCACCTGTTCTTTTAAACCCTCCAGTGTAGTTAGAACAGATTTCTGTTTCTGTATCTGTTCGGTTAAGGCACTAAGTGCCTGCGCCTGCCGTATCTGCTCATTGGTGGCATGTGTTAGCCCCAGCCGGAAAGCAATCAGGCCGTTTTTACCGCCGATAAGCTCGGCCTTGGCTTCCTGTGCCTGCTGCACCATGTCTTTCAGGGTTTGCTGATTCTGTGCCTGCTCCCTGTATAGTTTGCTTTGTGCCATGTACTGCTTGGCCTGCTCCAGTTGCGCGCTGGTGGCATTTTTGGCAGATAGCTGAAACAGTACTAATCCCTCTTTGCCACCTTGTAACTCTGCTTTGGCTTCATCGGCGCTTTTGCCGAGTGATTGCAGGGTGTCTGATACCGATTTGATGTTGTCAATCTGCTTTTGCAGACTTTCGTTCTTCAATAGGGACTGGGTGTATTCGTTTAATTCCTTATCTTTACCTTTTAACTGGCCGGTGCCGGCTTTGGCCACCTCTGCAGCGACCTTTGCCGACATGCCGCCAGCCATTAATTCTTTCTGCTTTTCCAGCAGTTCATTGCTCTGCTTTTGCGAATCAATTAACTTCTGAAAAGCTGCGTTTACTTTGTTTACCGCATCAGTAGCTGCCTGCTCTTTTTCCTCAGCGGTTTCGAACAGGGGTACATTTTTGCCATAGGCGTTAAGCTCTTTGCCATACTGAGCCACCTGTTTGCGTAGCTGGTCTTGTTTGTATATTGCCTCCTCAATGGCTTTTGCGGTTTTAGAACCCGGTTTTATGTTGAGAAGATCGAATATTGCCTGTTTTGCCTGAGGTGCTGTTATTTCGCAGTTTTTTAATTTTTCCTCTATCTGCGCAATCTGCTTTAGTGACTTATCGACTTTAAAAGCCGGTATTTCGGAAAAATCTATTGAACCCAAAAGCATTCCACTAATTGCTTTATTTCTTCTAGCAATAGTGTCGTTATAGTTTTTTTCCGCCTGATTTCGCAGATGCGTTTTTTCTGTCGTATCCGCAGCGGCATATTTTTGCTTTAGCTCTTCTAAAGTCCCGATTTGTGTTCGCAGGGAATTGGTAGCGACATCAGTGGCTTTGCTGATTTCATAATAAGTAAACGCTGCCATTGCCAAACCGGCAACCAAACCAACCCAGCCACCTTTTGCCATACCTGCAGCACTGCTGATTGCGCTTGCTGCTCCGGCTGCACCAGTAGCTGCACCAGTAGCCGCCGTGCCGGCACTGCTCGCCTTCGCTGCCGCCAGAAATTTAGCTGCCGCCGCCTCTTTCAGCATGGCCGCAGTCGATTTTTCTGATGCAGCAATTTCAGCGTATTTACGGATAATCACCGTCGCAATAGAGGCGGCATACTTGCCGGTATAGACAGCAGCCACAGTGCCAACAATGGTGGCAACCACGCCCAGATGATTCCCCAGCCACTCAAGCACGGCACCGGCTTTCTGGCTGGCACCGGTGGTTTCATTCAGTGCGCCGACAAAGGTCATGACTTGGTTTTTAAGAGTCGTCACCGACTGCCCAATGGTCTTGTCCATTTTGCCAAATTGCGCATCAACGGCTGTCGATTGTTTCAATATGGCATTAGCCACAGCCTCGGATGTCAGCTTGCCCTCAGCCGCCAACGTGCGCAATTGCCCTACTGTAACCCCTAATCCTTTGGCTATTGTCTGCGCCAGTCCGGGTGCCTGTTCCAGTACAGAATTTAATTCCTCACCACGCAATGCGCCTGATGCGAATGCCTGTGATAACTGCACCAGTGCTGCTGCCTGTGATTCAGCCGAGCCACCACCGATTACCATAGCCTTATTGATGGTGTCAGTCAGTTTTAACAGTTTGCTGCCGCTGATTCCGATCTGATTCTGCGACATGGCTAGCTTGTTATACAATTCGGCCACGGTGCCCAGCGACTGGCCGGTTTTATTGGCACTGGCGATTAGCTGGCTGCGTACCTGCGTTAATTCGGCAGTGGAATCAATCACCAGCTTCAAGCGGTTGTTTACCGTTGTCCATTCATCTGCTATGCCAGATAGCTGCTTCACGCTGCCGATGCCCAGCATGGCCACAGCCAGGCGCTGCACTTTCACGGCTGCCGTGTCGAGTTTTGCGTTAAATTCCGTTATACCCCGAACATCAATATCGCCGATTTTCGCCGGCATGGCATCTATTCTGGCGCTAGATTGTAGCGGCCTCGCTGTGCCTGCTTCCGGCATGGATTTTCTGGCTGCTGCCAGCGCAGCTTCTTCCACTCTTAACTCGCGCGTCCGAATAGCCGCCAGTGATAATAGCTTGTTTTTCTTGCCGAATTTAATTAAATAAGCGTTTAAGCCCTCGGCATTATCCTTATATTCTTCTGCGACGCGGTTTAATTCCTTCTTGTAGCCTCGGACAGAAACCGCGACCCGCTTAAAAGAATCCACCTGCGCAGAATTGACCCCTAGGTTTAATAACGTCTTGGCGCGCGTCTCTATCACCGCATCCGACAACCCGTTCACACTGCGTGCAGATGCCTGATAAGCACGAACCAATGCCTGTGATGATTTTTTAGCCTGCTCTTCCGTGCTGCGTATACCGGCAATAAACCCGCGTGCGTCGAGGCCAAACCCTATGGTTAAATCATCAGACATAACTACACCTTTATTCCTACCATTTATTTAACGGGCAATGCAACCCCCAGATTTTTGCTTTCGGCTTTATAAAACAGCCACAGCGAAGACATCGGTCAAGCATATGCACCGGCGCACCGGGCGGGGTATCTGTTACCCAGCGGTTGATTTCTGTGCATGTCGCACAAATAGCCTGTTTACGCTCATAATTGCTGCTGCTGTCGCGCTGTGCCTGTGTGCCCTGATTACAATCGCATCCCATAAATAACCCATAAAAAACAGCGGCACTTGTCCGCTGTACTTAATCATCCAAACCGTCCAGAAACGCATCAATCTCATCTGCATCATCATCCGCAACATTCTGGCGCTCAATTTCATCATCGGCCAAATCTGGCAATAGCAAATCATGCAGCTGTAATTCCTCATTGCCAGCAGCGCGCGCCGTAATTAACGTGTTATAGGCCAGATACTGTTCGGTGCGCCATTGTGGAAAACCAAAGCGGTGGTAATAATTCAGATAGCGGTTAAATTCGCTTACCGGCCAGCCATCAATCTCACTGGCCGGAATATGCAATAAAAAAGACAGTTCAATTATGAATTTTTCGCGTCTTGTGATTGCTTTTTTAGCCCTGCATCTCCGTTAATCAGGAAGAAATGATCCTGCACGGCAGCCAGTACTTTGCTAGGCAAATCAGCCAGAAATTCCAAATCTTCACGGTCATCCGGATAAAACATGGGCTTGCCCTCCCGGTCAACAATCATCAGCGCTTTTTCACGCACACCGTTTAAACCATCGTCGTACCCACTTTCAAATTCACTGCAACGCTGGAAAAAATCGGTCATTTCGCGCACATTGAGCATCTTCACATATAGATGTTTATCGTACGGTGCAATGTCCGGTACCTCACTGATTACGTCCTTTCTCATGTATCGGCGTGCAGAATCGATAAAGGCTTTTTTGTTCGGGGTATCTGCTGTGCTGGTCATCTTATTTTGCTCCTGTTGTGGTATCTAATTTACGGCTACGCCCGTTAATTTGCAGCTCCATGGCAAACTGCCACTTGTCGCCACTCTTGCCGTCCCAGTCCAAGCTGGTAATTTTTACCTGATAACCGCGCATATACTTACTGCCTCTGGGCTTCAAGGTAAAAAATATGGTCTCCAGCTCCTCGGCCATCTCTTCCAGAAAATCTTGCACTGCCTTGTCCGGTGTCCACAGACCAGACAGGCTGATGGTGCCCGGCTCTTTTTCCAGCTCAGTCACACTGCCCTCATCGCAGATGGTGGTCGCATCAATTGTTTTGGTCTTGAGTGCCGCTATCTTGACACTGGTGGCATCGCAAAAGAGGTAACCCTTGACGGTGGTAAATTTGGCATCGGTCACGGTACCGATATCCTCACCATTGAGCGTCATCAGCGCAAAGGTGTCTTCATTGCTTACGCTCACTAGGTAATAACCATTAATTGCCTCATTTTCAACGCTCTCAACCCAAATCACATCACTGGTTTTCAGGCCGTGCCCCACCGCAGTGGCAATGGCCGGTTTGGTATTGGACAAGGCGGTGATTTCCTTAGTTGGCGTCTCGGGTAAATCATAAAAATACGTGCGGCTATTAAAACTCATCCCACGCTTTGAACTTCTCTTAGCTACTGGTTGCCCTTGTGCTTTTGCCATATAAAACTCCATAAAAAAAAGCCACGGATAACCGTGGCCTGTATAAAAACAATTGTCAGTTAATCAGATAATCAAAAGTTGCCTGATACTTCTTTCTGTCAATATCGTAAGAAAAGAACGGCGCCGTTTTCAACTGGCAATCAATTTCCTCACTATCCTGTATTAAATCCATTGCCTCCTGCACACAATGCGCGCGCTCCTGCGGTGTATTGGCATAAATATCCACCTGCACCCGCGGATTAAAAGCCTGATAACAGTTTGTCGCCTCCACTTGCCCGGAAATAACGCTATAACGCATGGCTGGCCACATAGCCGGGTCAGCAGCATTGTTCTGCACCGGTATCAGGTCAGGATAAACACGCCCGCCACACAAATCCTTTATCAGGCTGTAAAAAATAGCTATTTCTTCCATTCTTTCCGCACTTCTGTCATCAATATCTTTGTAGCTGCCTTTTTCGCCTCTCCCCGCTTATTATCATAAGCAGGACGCAGAAACGGGTGTGGCTGTGGCATATTAATACCGTATTCCACAAAGGTAGCAATCTGTCTTGCTCCCTTGGGGATTTCCTTAGAGTTGGACACGGTAACAATATGCTTTGAAGTCAGCCCGTACCGTTCCGAGGCAGGGATACGCTTCATGATGACGCTGCGCCCGACGTGCCCCGGCTTCACTACAGTACAGGTTTTACCACCCTTGCCATCGCTGTTATAAACCCGGTACGGCTCCGGTGCCTTGTAGGCATTCTCTCTTGCCTCGTCCCGGATAATGGCGGCACCTCTGCCGGTGGCTTTTTTAGCAATGTCGTTCTGCACCTGATCGCCAAGTCGCCTTAACTTCTTCTGCAACTTATCCATGCCGTTAACCTTAATGCTGAATCTCATTATTACCCCTCATTGATGCCCGCGATACAAGGCAGATTAATCATCTCCGAATGAACCGAATCCGGTAATACTGCCTGAATATTGAAAATACTGCCTTTGTACATAATCCGGTATTGCGGCGTAATCGCAGCCGTAATGCTGTTTCTGCGAACGCGAATGGAAACCGTACTACTTGCCGAATCCAGCCCGTTCTTCACAAATTCACGTCCAGACAGATAGGACATGTTTGCCCATACCTTACCCACATCCACCCAGTTTTTTTTAATCCCGCCGAATTCGTCTTTAGAAATTTCCGGCCGCTGAATCAGCACCCGCTTGTCCAGCTTCCCCGCTGCTATACCCATAGCCATCCTTTAAATATAAAAAACCGGAGATGTCTCCGGTTTATCCTACTTTAATGCGGGTCGCTTGCGGTGCAAATCCAGCAGATTATGCGCATTCACCGGCACCGCAGCGTTTTCCGCCCGACCCAAATCCTCACGATGCGCATAAAAATAGCCGGCAGTAATCAGCATGGATAAAATATTGTAAACCTTTTTAAATGCTGCTTTTTCCGTTGATATAACATTAAATAACTGGCGCGCTGGGGAAATTTCCACCAGTTTATTTGTCAGCGTTCTATCCCACTCGCTCGGTGCAACAACACCTAATTCGCCATCTTTAGTCAAAGCCGCATTAATTTCGCCAGAACGTAAATAACTTGCCATGGCTGCACTGCGCGCAGCAGCTTCAGGACTTACCCCGCCTGCCCCGTTCATCTGTCCGGCAGCGATTTTTTTCGCCATATCATCATAACTGGCCTGCAACTCTGTAATCGTCTGCTTTAATTCCGCCTGCGCCTTTTCCCCTGCACTCAATTGCTCGCGCAGCGAATTTACCTCACCGTTCTGCTTGTTCTGCCATTCCTGCAACCCTGAACGAATACCATCAATCACCGCTGCCGGATTACTCCCACCCGCTTGGGCAAAAACCTTAATCGCGCCACGGTAAGGATACTGCTTGCCGTTTTTCTTCATCATAATCAATCCTATTTATTTAAAAAATTCAAAAGACTACTTGCACTTGTTAAGAAATCATCGCCACCAGCGCAAGGCTTGGCAGAATCCTCAGCAGCGCGTGGCATGCCATGGTTTTTATTCAATGCACTTAACACCTGTCGCCGTTCTTTGCGCGACATACCTTGTTGTGCCAAAGCCATGTCAACCAAAGCTCTGGCTTGTTTACCCTCATCATCCGCCACCGCCCGCTTTTTCACTTCAAGCCGTCCGGTAGCCAAACCGCATTTCATGGCGGTTGTACAATCCAACCATGTTTCTTTGTCCATCATGGCCACAACTTCATCCAATGCTAGATGTCCGCGTTGCACATAAAGGTCAGCCATGGCTTTATCAAAAACACTCAATCCATCAATTACCCCTTGCAGGTCGTGCCGATTTCCCATAGCCAGACACCATGCATTGTGAATCATCAGAAACGCGCCGGAGCCAATCAGAATTTCATCTCCCGCCATCGCAATCACAGAAGCCGCACTGGCCGCCATACCCACCACCTGCACTGTGACTTTTCCCGGGTGCATGCTT